AGTATGTGTTACCTACAAACCACTTCAACATCTTTCGCCCATTGTGTATATAAGCGCCGTAGGCAGGTGCCGACTTGCTGTCCTCAATGACACGAAATACCTCATCAGGGACCGTGAATCCGTTTTCCAGACGAGTAGCGTAGACCTGCTTGATAACATGAATCTGGTTATCGTAACAATTGCCGTACTCACTTACTGCAACCGGTTTGGAACGCAGTGCTTTGATGCGCTTCACCTGAGCGTCATTAATAGAGGCCAGACGTTGCTTGGTGTGCTGATTCTGCTTCGGGAGCGTCAACACATTCAAGGCATTGTAGAGAGCCTTCTCCAGACTCGCTACACGCCCTTCAAGCATCATCATGTATTCTTTCTGGTCTTCCATTGGCTTATCCTTAATGTATCTGGCGCTCGGGTACAACGTCCACCTTATGTAGGATGAAACATTGCTCACCAGAAGCACCGAAATATTCCTGAAGATGGAGTAACGGAGATGATCTGAACGCAGCCCATTCAAACACCGACTGATCAACCTCCCCTGTAACTCCTTCTGTTATAAACTTTGCAATGCAAGTGCCAAACTCTATCGCTTTCAGGTTTGGCATCTTGTATAGTGATCCGTTTTGTCCTATCTGAATGGCCAGTTCGCAGATATAGATACGAACGTCTGAACGCAGCAGGCAAATGCTGTTGCTACCATCGGACACTACTTGGAACTGGCTTGTCACATTACTTCTCCACTTCACCGACGCAGAAGTATACGCCTACCACATCACCATCACGCTCGACAAACCCATTCTCAATCTTGTCATCCGCAAACATGAAGATCGGTACGTAGTAGTTGTAGCCGTTACGTTCGATCTTGCCCCAGATAACATGCAGCGCCTTGTTCGGTGTGGCATACCATGTGTAAACTTCACGACACTCCATGATCTCTTTCAGCGCATCCATATCGTGAGGTGCAAGTACTTCGTCAAGGTAACCGTTACCAAAACGTTCAACTTCTTCCATACCAGCTGTATAGCCGGCTTTAAACTGAGGGTTGTTCTTCAGAGAAGGGAAACGCTCCACGAGATCGGTGCCGGTGATAGCTGCCCAGCGTCCGCGTTGAAAAGTACGCTTGTTGTGATCTACCTTGTGATTACGGCTGGAACATGAAGGAAGAAAGCTCAACCCAAGTGATGCAGGACTGTGTAAGTTCGCTATCTGGAGTGAACTCGATTCGTCTTCCGGACATGCTGGGTCGGTCGCCTTCATTCGCAGACTCGTCATCGTCATCGTCTTCTTCCTCGTTCCATACATTAAGAGTAAATGATTCAGTGGCGTATGCCAAAATAGTCACAAAGCTTTTCAGAGTCGCTTCACTTTCGTGGCGGTACCACGATGAGAAGTACAGGCTATTACCATCCCAACCTTCGACCATATCTACCCACGGGAATTGCCCGATCGGACTCCCTTTCTTACCGTGAAATATATTCTGGTTACGTTGATCATTGTCCAGAAACATAGCCGCTGTACGTAACAGTAGCTCATTTGTTTCCAGAGAGAAGTCTTTCCAAGTCTTACGGAGCTCGATGATGTCTTTGAACAGCTCGACGTACTCCGGTTTGACTTCCGCATGACCTAGCAAGAAGGTACGCATAATCTACTCCTTATCAAACCCGACGGAACGCATTGCAGAGCGAGCTACTAACATGGCATTTACGAACCCTTCTACAGAGAACGCAACGGCGGGCGCACTTGTTTCAGCAGCCTTGAGTGCCACGTAAACTTCACTCAGCAAACGTTGTTGATTCTTAGGTAACGCATTGGTGTATTCAAGGATACACTTGTGTGCTTCAGCCGCTTTCATCCCAGCCGTAATGTCGGCAAACATACCGTCAAGGTTTGCTTCTAATTCCTGTCGAGCCTGCTCATAGCAAACAAATGAACGCTTTGCCTGTGTTACATGACTGGACGTTTCGCTACGGATGTCCTCGATCTTCAACACTAGACACACGGCGGCGGCGATGTCTTCCATCGTCCGCATTTTATTTCCACTAAGGCTCATACTGCTTTACCTTACGTTAGAGGGAAAGTCGGTATCACGCTAGGTGATGCAAAGGCAACGGACGCATACAGTGCACCGTTACGTGCAGGTGACTTTCCACGTTTGAGATATGGATGTGGCAGAACCAGTACCATTTCTTCACTGCATCGAATGTAGTACTTGCGACCAACTTTAGTTACAAGAAATGCACCAAGCAGAGGCTCACCGTCAACAGTCACACCATGCTCTTTACGGACAATGATGACCATACCGTCAGGGTTTACCCCGTTTGGCTGGTGAACTTCCTTCGATGCAGGTAGGAACGATACTGCCGCTTTCATGTTTAAATTAAAACAGGCATCTGCGAGCTGTGTCAGCGTGGTGTTCGGATCATTCAACCGCTTAAACAGCTTCATGTAACGACGACCTACGGCGCGACGCAACATTGGGATAGAATCAAGGAGCTCGGCCTGCTTAGCCGCGTTTCTCCGGCGCACGGGTGTCGAAAACAACTCGGCGTTCGATACCTTTTTCTTTGATCCAGCTTTCGATGGCTGAGCCATTAATATCTCCTTGTACCAGTCTTCTGAGTTCAGACGTCTTCACTTCAGGTGCGATGTTTTCAATGTATTTGAACAGGTTTTCACCGTGATCAATCTGCAAAGAAAACAGCTCCAAAAGGAACTCGCCAGAGTTAAACCTTAAGAATGAGTCCACAACGTTCAAACTTAAATTGAAGTAGATGCCATACAAGGCACCCTTATGAATCCCCTCTACCATTTGTTTCTCCGAATTTAAATCGTTTAGGTAACTGCGAAATTGCGCTGCGTTGCTTCGGGACGCTCACAACTACCGTAGTTCCACAGCTCATCATCGTCCGCTGGAAGATGGATAACTTCCGGTAGTCGTTGATTGTAGTTGATTTGCCCATTACATTCTTTGTCACTGCCTACTCCAGCAAACACAGCGTTGAATTGATCTTCCAGGGTATCGTTCCACATATAAAACTTTCTCTAAAGTGTCAAAAACTTTTCGGTACATAGTTAGAGTACGTCAGCATCTCCAGTACCCTCATAGATTACCTTGTACTCACCATTAACCAGATGGGCGAGTACGTTGATAACATCGATGTCGGAGTGTTGTTTCTTCTCGGACGCCGTTATGTCAATGGACTGGAACGCCATACCGATAGACATAAGTGGCAGTAGGTCAGACAGGTCACCGAAGTTACGTGTCAACCACGACTGAGTTTTCTGCACGGTGAAGACAAGGTCCAGAGTCACTTCAGCAGGTAATAGACCGTCGTCAGAGATAGTGAAGGATGTTGTTGTGTGGTCGTTGATAAACGAACGCAACTTTTCCGCGTCGACCGCTTCGCACAGATCACGCATTTCATCCATCGTTGCTATAGTGTCACGTATATCGGCAACACCAATTTCAAGGATGTTCATAGCGCGATCACCAGCCAGATGTGCGAGGCACTCTTCAAGATGCTGAGTGTTCTCCAGACCTTCTACGGAAATGAACCGCATATTGTCTTCATCATAGTCCAACTCGGTAACTTCGGCAAGGTAAACAGGTTTGCCACACAGCTTGAACGTGTGGCCGTAAACAACAGTGTGGGCAGGTAAACGCTTCTTAGACAGTACGTACATAACAGTTACTCCATATTCTCAATAAACAAACGAAACTGGCCGACATCTACGGGCGGTAGTTTCAGAAGTGCCGCAGTCAACTCTTCAATACGGCCTTCTTCACAGTGCGCTCCGAACACCTTTGTCCCGATGATAATATCGCTTACTACTGCCTGCAAAGGACGAGAGGCTAATACCTTAACTCCGGGTTTAGCTTCGTCATTGAGTTTGCCCATTTCAGATGCAAAATCAAACAGGTCAATCGGCTCATCGTTGAAGATGAAAGAGCAGAAGGAATTCTTAACTATTTGCATGGTGCTTCTCCACGTAGAGAAGGGGAATCAATCCCCTGTTATATTCTCAATCTTACACAGACGTTCATAGGCGGCGTTAAACAAAGCGGCCGCACGGCGGTAGCAAACTTTACTACAGGCTTTGGCACTAACGCGCAAGTCCCACTCAAAACCGTAGTCGGATTCAGGTAATCTCAGACCGAACTCACGGACCTGTCTGTAGGTCATCAACTTCAAGGTCTCATACCTCTTAGCACGGGAAAACAGGACACGGAACTCACTTTCCATTTCTTCGTACCATTCATCGAACTCAATATCGTTGTGATCGTAGTATCCCATTACAAACTTCTCCAAAGTCAAACAAATCAAATACCGTTAAACATGCAAACATAGTTGCGCTTACATCTCTATTTTAACACAATTCGATGCCTGGCTCAATGGACAATTTTTGAACAACAAGAGACCTGATAGAAACGAAAAAGGCCGGAGAGAAATGCTCTGCTCCGGCCTGTCCTTATTTAAGCTGCGTGGTACCTATGTTGGTTGGCCGCAGATCGAAGCCTGATGCGGTTAATATCAACAGGTTTGCGTGTACGTACTATCGCGGGGGCACCGGCGGTCTTCATTCGGATTTTCACCCTCAATGAACCTGCAGGTAGCTTGACGTACAACCTTCTGTTCTCGATGAAGAAGGACTGCTGGCGATTGGAAAATGTCTGCAAGACATACCGATTTCCATCGTACACCCAAACAAATACTTCAACCGTTGATAATACAACTCCCTGAGAGAGCTTCATGCTTTCAATGACTTCCTGTTTGTTCTCTATGATAAGAGAATATGTTTGGACTCCTTTTTCTCTGATCGACATTCCAGATACAATTTTCATTATCGGTTTTCTCCCGCAGGAGTTACAACGGCAGTTGCAGTCCTGCTTTGATGAGCTTCTTACCGCTATTCTGAACGGTTTGTTCAAGCTCTTTCTCCAAACGCGCTGATTCCGATTCAGTAGCGCTTCCCCGAGCTACTACTGTTTTCAAATAGCCCGGCACCTTCTTACCAAGCGTAGTTTTCGCATTGATAAGGAACTTAGCCTTGGTTACGCTGTCAGTGTACGACGGCTTTGCATCACCAGTCCACTTACCAACCAACAAGGACAAATTTTCGCACGACAGCACTTCGTTACCATGTGAGTCCACGATACGTGTACCATCGAGCTTGAATCCCATTTCGTCAACGGACTCTTTCAGACCTGCTCCTGGTTCCAGAAGCTTGGTCAGACGTGCAACAGTGTCAACCGTTTCACGAACGGCCTGCACAACGCCCAGTGCTTTCATCAAAGCCAGATCAGAGCGCACATCGATGTTCATGCTTTCAACTACGAACGCAGCCGCAGCCTTGTTCATAGGAACGTGTTCTACCGTCACAGGGAAGTTATACTTACGGAAGATGTCTTTGTACGCATTTTCCAGAGACGGCATATCGTGAAACGGAAAGCGAGTTGCAATACCTTCTGCGCCTTTAGTTTGCACTACTAGGCAGGGTTCTTCACCCATAATAGATACGTGAATCCAAGGCACGGGACTGATCTGCATCTTGTTTACGAAGTTGCAGTGTTGAATTAGGTACAACGAACGCTCACTCAGTACACCGAAAGACTTGATGGAAAGGCCCAGGCGTTCATCGATACGTTTGCACAGTTCGATAACCGCTTTCATAACCTGGCTTTTAGCACCGTTGAAAGTTTCACCTTCATTGAAGCTTTCATAGTGATCGATTCCGCAAACACTCAGGTACACGCCGTTACACTCTATGATGACGTTGCCCTTCAGCGGCAGGAATTCGTTAGCAAGTCTTTCAGTATCTTTAGGTTGCAGCATTGGGTTTCGTTCCCTTAATAATCACGAATTGATTCAATCGGAGCATTACGGCTGTCCTGCGTAATACCTTCGAGTTGAACCTATGTCTCACCTTAGTATTCCGCTTCGCCTTTCAGCAGAGCGATCAGACCTTTGTCGTCAATAGAACGGCTGTGGAAGGCACGAAGATGCAGAACGTTTTCTTCGATCCATTTGAAGACCTGTTTCTGCAACGAGGGTTTCATCTTGATGTTGGAATGCGAACGCAAAACAGGCTTATCGCCATCAATCTGAACGATCAGAGAGGTAGCGCGGCTGAAACGGCCCGGAGTAAAGTCTACCGCTACCGCAGCCGGGAACTTCTCACCTTTAGGGCAGATCATCGGGGAAATCTCTACCGGCAGGTTTGTGATGTTGGTTCCGAGTACGAGCATGTTGTTCTCCTTAACGTTGTTTGACTAACGCTATTTCTTTACAGTTTCTTTAGTCTTGTAGAAGTCGTTGTACGCTTCTGTAGGATCAGGCACGTTACGTGGATCGTTAGAGCAGGTTACAACCACGTTACCGTTGAAGATACCGAAGCGCATAAACTTGTGCTTGCGGGCGAAGTTAAACATACGTGCCGATACCGAACTATTCACGTTCCGCAGAATGTCGAAGTTTGCGTAGTCGGCTGTTTCAAACACACGATCAGTGCTGACATTGCGGGCACTACGATTCAACGCATTTACTTTGTTTGCAAACATGGACAGTGAGTGTTCGCAATCGATGTAGGCAAACAAGGCGGTCTCGGCAATCATCACGTCTTCGCCGATCGCGGTCACCTTGCTCTGTACCTTCTCATGCTCCTCAGATTCCAACGCAATGTCCTCGAACACAGGATATGGCGTTTCACCATACGAAGCAATTGTACCTACAACATCATTGAATGACGTGGTGATCTGAACCATACCGTTATGCAACTGCACTCGACCCTTAGAACGGGTCATTGCACCGTTTATGATGTTGGCCGTATCAACGTCCACCGGAGTTGGGTGGGTGTTATATAAAGCAAATCTTGCTGTTAATGTCATAGCAATATTCCCCGTTGTTTTTAAACAGATGTAAAAAGGATGAACGCAGGTTACGTCGGTTAGTTGCTTTGATCCCGTTATAGCTGCGGTAAATCCCTATGTAGTCGCTTCTTCCAGAAGTATAAGCCCTGTATGAGGTATGAACGCATTCGTTGACAACCACCTGTTTGGCTTCGTAACCTGTTAGCAGGTGTACTATCTCATCTATCTTAAGGACATTTAGATAATCATCCTCGAAAGCTATCATTGTCCGGGTTAAAACTTTGTCTACCAGAGAATCAATAAACGACACCGTATCCCGAAATCTTTCCATTTTAATCTCTACCTCATCAGAGCCGTGAAAAGATCGGTTCATTGGATTAAAAGGGACAGTCGCGTAGCGTGGCTTGTGGAAATACTTGTTGATCGTGAACGGCAGCATCTTGCCTAGCACGAAGTAATCACGGACCCACTCATTCTCGTAGTTGATCAGAAAATCAGAGTTTGGAAGTTTAAATACAGGGTCATTCTTTTGGAAGGCGCGGTATTCGAGTATGTCCTCTACGTGCCTTCTCATATCGATCACCCAAGCCAGTAAACAAGTAAGCCGATAACGGTTACGTATTTGATAACGCGAAACAACGATGACCACTCAGACCGATCACGGAATAGCGCATTCTTGCGTACCTCAATTTCACGCAGGATCATACGCAACTGAATAACCTTATCCTGTATAATGTCGCGCTTGTCTCCTGACAAAGAACGGAGTTTGTACTCAAGGTGACTGACCATAAACTTAACTCGATTCTCAAGGGAGTCGTAATCCGAGTACAAGGAGTTACGCTTGTAGGATTCAACGACCGAGTCGATATTATCAAGCTCCACCGTAACACGTTCATCCATAGCCTTATCTAGGTCTTTCAGTTCAATCTCGATTTGATGAATATCAGAGCGATAAGCTAACGTCTCGCCGTTAGCGTTCTTAGGTTCTAACTCCTTAGAAAGCCTTTCAAATTCATCTGCGTCCATTTCTCTACCTCATATCGTCATAGTCATAAGCGACAAGCTCTCCAGCCCGCGTATGGCCTACCTGCATACATTCTACGCTGTGAACCCAATCAGGAATTGCTTCGGTCGAAGTGAATCGTTTGTGTTCTACACGTGTCATGGCTAGAACGCCTGTATTCTTCAACATGCGAGATCGAGCCAGATTGTTTTCATTACCGTACCTCTCAAACATTCGAGCTTCATGGTGATTGTCGAGAACACCCTGATCATTCAGGGGTATCTTGAATACAGTATTGATACCTACAAACACTGCACGGCTAGACCCCACCATAGGCGTACCATACTTGGCAAACAAAGTCTCTACGATGCGACCGAAGTACAGATGGATGAACTTGGTCTCTTCTTTGGTGAAACGTTGGTATAGTCTTTCTATAGACACAACTTATTCCTCGTTGTCCATTAAACTAACAAGTGTACCTGATGAAAACTTCTTATCTAGGGAGCCTTCAGGCAACAGAGTGATCATTTTCTGCATGTGTTCTGCGGACTTAGGTTCTGCATACTGAGGTACAACGGTAAACAATGAATTACCGCCGCAAGTAACTACACAAATGCTGGCGTCCGGGTCGACGGCCTCAACCATCTGAGAGGCAATGTTGAAGTATTCGGTGAGGTTTTCAAAAAGAGTTTGCATGATACTATCCATTATTAAAAGCTGTAAGTTACGCTGTTCACCATGACTGATTCCCAGAACATGCCGTCAACTACTCCCTGTTCTTGAAACGCAAACGTGCTATCCAAGTTCAACATATCTCTTTCTCCCAGAGAAACTTAGTTTGCGTTACTGGCACTTCGTTCATAAACTCTTCCAGCAACGCCATGTGTTCGGTATCTTCCTCATCGAATGATACTGGCCAGCCATGGATAGAAGTTGTGATAGGTGACAGCAACGGCAGGATTAGTGTGTCGTTATCTCCATTGATCATATCCAGCTCAACGTCGAAATCATCGTCATCGAAATACAGACTGTCATAGTTGACTACGATAGCCGACATAGCGCCTTCGATACCTTTCAGAATCTGGTTGCGCAACTTTTTGGCCAGCTTGATGCACTTTTCCGTATGCTCATTCAACTTCGGGAAGAGGTTGTGGATGTCTGCGATCAACTCTTCTGCGTTGAGGTTCTGATCCAGTTCAATGCGGGCTTTATCGTGCTTGGAAGTCACGTTGATAGACAGCAGAGTTTCTTCACCGATGTTGATGGACAGAGTTGCAGCGGACTGAGTGAAAATGGTCATAGGCATTTTTTGAGTTTCCCTTTTTGTTGAAAAGGAGACGCTCTCAATGAACGTCTCCGGGTAGAAGTTAGTGTTGTGGACGCGGGTACCCTTTAGGGATTACCCACAACGCTCCAGGTTCACCGTAACATTCCCACGGCTCCATCGTAACGAAGTCCGACATAGGACGTTCGTCTACGTAGCGGAAGATCGGAATCCACTCATGTGTTTCCATGATATACTTCCACTTCGAGTCAGCGAAGCCTGGGATTGTCAGCAGGTCTTCTTCCAGAATGTGACTGGTCTGGATAACTTGCGAATTACCCTTTTCATCCCAGAAATTGAGACTCGGGGAGTCACGCAGGTGCAACTTGTTGATCACCTCTTCGAGCGTGTAAACTTGTTCACGCTTCGGGTAAACGCGGGTAGACTTGTTTGGGTAATGAGCTAGAGACATTGTTTCAGTCCTCTTCAGGGTTAATGAGACGTTTAGCGACATAGCCTGCTCCATGCAAACTTAGTCAAAGAGAAACAAGAAGAATACCGTTAAGCTATATGATCGTTATAGCTCTTACACTTCCATTATAGCATGTTTTCAACTCTGAAGAAAGGCATCATTTACGCCCGTATACGCGACTACTGAACCGAATTAGTTGGCATAAACGTTCCAACTTGGCGCCTGTCTCATTGGACCTGAAAACGGGGACACTAGGTCCCCGTTGTAACGCGATTAACCGCGAATGTCTTCGACAATCTTAACGATGCGCTCCACGTATGCGTGTGCGCGTTCCCGTGACTGGTCATGTACTTCGGAAACGGCACTGCGAACTTCCAGCACCTGACTCTGATCGACCATGTTACCGAAGTGATCTTTTGCTTCGTTGGTGAAGTTGGTCACGGAGACATCCGCGTTAGCCATCATTTCGTCCAGAATTCCACGCCAGTTGTCGTAGTTGGCCAACTGCAACGCGAACTGGAGTTCGTTCATGTGACTGCCGTAGATACCATCGATCTGCTGGGCTACGTTGTTTGCGATCTGCTGACCGATAGACATCTGCTGTTGATCTAACATGGTTTATCTTTCCTTTTGCTTGAGTATTTATATAGATTTACAGTTTAGAGATACTGCACCCTTAGTGCCAAATTTCCATTTCCATCTGGTGTTCACGAATGAGTTGAACGTCTTCCTTACCGCGAGAAGAAATCTCCAGAGACTCAGAACGGCCTTCACATACGATACCGCCGTCTTTCGGGAATCGAACGAATCCGGCAGCTACTACTTTGTGGTCATGCTGCTCGTGTTCAAATGAAAGCTGGCGCATGACATAGTTTGCATGGTCCGAATGCACCAATGTGCGAGAGAATATGCTCACGATAGGTACGATCTGCCCTTAACCTTTGTTTACTTCGATGATGATATATTTCATTCCGCTTTCTCCCAACGTCCAGTCCATTTGTAAGAGGTGTCATCCCCTTCTGCGTAAAAGTCGAGTGCTGCCATAGCACCCTGACCGTAACCTGCGCGATTCAAAGCATTGGCAGGAGTATCGCCTTCCAATACTTCGCGCTTTCCGCTCAACCAGAAAAACGTATACTTGTTCATACCAACCTCAAATATTCATTGAGAGCTTCTTGTGATTCCAAACCCCGAGATTTACGAAATGTTTGCGTCGAACCATCGTAAATTGATTCGGCATGGTAGACCATGCGCAAAGGCAGAGTGCAATTAGTGTCGGAACACGTAGGTATCTTGGAAACTACAACAACGATCTTACCGTTAGGTAAGACATCAGTCCGAACAATTTGCTTACGAGGGTCTGCTACTACAGGATTTCTTCTACGTCGTATATCGTATGAAGCGATAAGTTTATCGAAGTCTGCCTTGTTACGATACAGATAGAACTCGAAACCTTTAATGTAGACCTTTGCGAATGCCTGTGAGAATGGTACGGCAATTGCAGTAGCAACCACCGCACTAACTTTCAAGAAACCTCTTCGTGTAATAGACATAATCACTCCTGATCAGGATGTACGATACGCCAGTCGCCTGCACTCATATCTTCTTGAGTTGGAGCCCACGGCGTGAAGCGACCTTTGTGACAGATACCTACCCAGTCAGCCAGACGTGGAGGTACCTTACCAGGTGCGCAACGAAGAGACGTAATACCTAACGTATAACCACCGGAACGAACGCGCACAATCCAAGCTTGGTCGTCCCATGCGTCACGCGACAGTGCAACACTCATTTCAAGGTAGTGCATTGCCTGAGCGAACGACATAAACTCTTCTTCTTCAAACGAGGCGTCAAACTGGGCTGAAGGTAACCAGACAGCCTTACCGTCGTCGTCCGGACGGAGAATAGTCGCCCACTCCTTGCCTTCAATAAGCATTGTTGGTTCACGCATTTTCTTTCTCCAGAAGTAAGCGGGTTTCCTGCCACTTAACGCGAGTCACCAGTAGGTTATTTTTGGTCAGTAGCTTACGAATCTCTTTGGGTTCGTATATGGGAACGTAACCTTTATCAGATACGTGAACGGCTATAGCCTCCTGCTCCATACAGGTAGGGTTCCAGAAATGATCACCCTTAGAAGTAAGAGGTCGCGTAGGCCAGTTGTCATATATACGGACTACATTCTGCAAGTAGTCCGGTATGACTGTACCGTTAACGATAGCCATTACAACTCCTTACGTTTGGTACGAAGCTCTTCCGCCAGTTCGAGCAGGACAGGTTCATTACTGTCTGCGACCAGATTATCCAGATGGCGCAGGAACATCTGACTTTCTTTCTGAATCTGCATTTCAGCTTTCAGCCTACTTAGAAGATTGTTTGCTTCGGTAATACGTTGGTGCAGACCTACATTATGCTCGCGCACATGCTCATCGAAACGAAACAGGCCTTTCTGTTCGTATTCAATGTCGCTACTGAGAGTCATGATGGCCAGCGAGGCCTCATCATCCGCGTCGGTAACCTTCATCGCATAACCTTCGAGGTCGACTGTCAGGTTACCTTCTACTTCTTTGATCACAGCCAGCAGCGGATAACCTTCTGGCATTTCAGCACAGTCGGGTCCCTTGAACTGGAGACACACGCGCTTGTCGATAACGATGACGCGGTATCCCTCACCTTCGCGACCGACAGATTTTACGATGTCATTGATCAGAGTTTGCAAGTTGGACATAGTTGGTACCTCAGAAGCGTTCAGTGTAGTCAATCTGAATTGTAAACTTACGGGGTTGCTGGTGCGTGATTAAACGTTATTCGATTGCTTCACCATCCTTCATGATGGTCTGATCACCACGCTTCTGGCAGATGCTGTTGATAGGAGTACGGTCGAGCTCCATACCAACGTGTTCGTAGAATGCACCAAGGCCGCGTTGTGTTTCCATGTGAAGCTTGTTGATGAATACGCGCAGGGAGTCGTGTACGGTTGCTTTGGAGCGCAGGTTCAACACGTACACCATCTGAGGCAGCGAGTACGAAGCCATCAGAATAACGTTTGCAGACAGAGGGGTGATAGAAACCATCTGCTCTTCGGACAGCTCACCGGAGGCTTCAATGCTGAACCATTCGTTGATCTGATTGCGCAGACGCTCTTTCAAATCGTCTGGCATCTTTTCATACCACTCCAGATACCACTCGTTCATACCGAACAACAGGGACGGAATCGTGGCGCGCATGAAGCCGTTACGGTGGCGCTGAATATCACGGTATGAACCGTAGTCCAGAGTACCGGCAAACGTTACGTTATCAACCATTTCGTAGATACGATCAGGTGTACGCGGCATGCCTTCCAGATCAACATAATCAGGAGTGCGAGAGTAAACAACATCACGACTACGAAGTACTTCGTCCGCAGTACGGTGTATCGGTATAGATACCAGTTGACCAGATGCTTTCAATTCAACCGATTCCGAAGTACCGTTGTGAACGATGTCATGTTGAAGGAAGAAGCGGAAAGCATCTTCGTCCATTGTCGGCACCGGCTTGCGAATAGCATTGGGGTACTTTACGTGCAGGCCGTTAAGCACTTCGTATGCTACTTCACGTACTTCGTCGAACGGATGTGCCAGCAGGTCTTTCAAATGAGAATTGAACTGACGGAAGCTCATGGTGACACTGAGCTGGGTACGCACGGCATTCGGTAGCAGGCCGCGAGTAATGTCGAAGGCCTTAGCGGCGATAGCGCGTGAGGACAGGTCGAGGCTATTGTTGGCTAGCAAGTATTGCTGGAAGAAGATTGTGGCCTTCTCGTAAATACCCAACCACTCGGCAACACTACGGTCTACAACGTCATTACCTGTTGTCGGAGTCCGATTGAACGGAATGTAACGTGTGGAAGATTCCTGGCCGTTATACAGAGCATGATCTTGGAACGCTTTCGCAACCGGCAGGGATACGTCTTCGATAAACACGGTAACGGTTGCGCAGTCGCCGATGCTGTCATGACCGTAGCCGATGTAGTACTTCTTGAGGGCTTCCTTAACCGAATCCACATCATCACCCAGTTCGTTCAGACGATCTGTTACTGGGGTGTGAGAACGGCTGTAGAATGCTTGCAACATTGCCAGAGATTCAGGATCAAGGCGGTCCCAGTCCAGAATAGTGGTATTCATGTATTTCTCCTTACGGTATACGTTTTAGGTCAATTGCGGTACTGCTATAAGCACCGCGATAAGTTAACATGAGTATAGCGTGGCCCGTCTTGCCTATATCGGTCGTAGTGTGACGTATTTTATATAGAGCAACCTAGCATAACCAGGTTAAGCCACCTTTACGACCGTGGGCCAAATTGTTTGAGTGTTTATATAGGTTTACAGTTTAGAGATATGACACTTTTAGTGCTAAATCTCCATATACTGCTCAAATGTTAGGCCATCAATATTGATAAGGTGACAAATAAGGTGTTCGTACTCATTAAAAGGAAATATCGCCTGATCCTCATCCACAAGATCAAGGATTTTCTGTAACTCCACCCCTATCACCAGAAAAACTCTCGCAAATTCTATTTTTTAATTCTGTAAGTTCCACCAGACACCTCTTCCAACGACAAGTATTCCAGAAACGACTCTTCAGAGAATTTTTTCCTCTCTGCAAAGTAGTCAGTAAAGATTGGCATAGACTCCATGTCCGCCCTTAACACCTTATGCGTATCAAATATTTTTTGAAACAACCATGACATGAGTCTACTGTTTAGGAGCGCGCAAAGCTCTCCGTGATTGATAGGGAAGCTATCCTCTAAAATAAGCATATTGGCACTATTGAGAATGAACCTTTTTTCCGTATCATGGAAAAAAACCAGTTCAGAGGATATGAATTTGTAGATTAATTTTTCTTCGGCATTGTAAAGCTGAACGGGGGCGACCTGCTGATACTGAGCAAGGTCATTAGGGATATATGTTGACGGCTTTTTTTAATCCCTTCTTGGTGATGTCTGCACCCTTGAAAACAGGAATATATCCATCCCTCGCCTCGGGCAAGCAGAACCTTTTATTGTTTCCAGTAACAATACCCAGCCCCCACCTTGCACTATCGCGAAGCGTGCAATGAGGAACACTCAAAACATGATCAATTACCTCCCGGTCAGTCTCAGAGCATGTAAAGTTAAATATTGATTTTGGATTTTTCTCAAAAACCTTCTGCGGGACTTTATCTTTTGACTTTCCGCTAACACATATAACGGTATTCAGGGTGTTAGGACTTTGCTTCCTTAACACAATACCTTTTGCCTTGGTAAGAAGACCTTGGAATGGCTTTCCAAAATCAATTAGAGCTATAATTCGGTTTGCAAGAGCGGCTTTTCTGGCGTTCTCATACGATGCTATATTGAAAAATGCGTCTTGTAGCAAAAACCCAAGGTAACCAGACGGTTTTAAAATTTTCATCGATGCAAAGAAGAAAATCGCGCTTGTATCTTTGCTGTTTCCTGCTGCTAAATAATCAGCCAACAAATCCTTTTCCTTCTTAGGTAGCTTTTTACCCCAAGGCGGATTGGTAAAAATGACGTCATACTTTTGCTCTACTTGGCAAGAAATAGCCAGAAAGTCTCTCTTCTCAATGTTCGCTTCATCGCCTCCATTGAACTGATTTAATCTTCTCCGTGATATATCAAGCGCAACTTCGTCAACGTCATATCCATAAATATTGCACGGCTTAAACCCTCGCTTCACTGCTTCAACAAGAAAGTTTCCCGTTCCGCAGCATGGATCGCAAAATGTTAACTCTGAACAATCTTCTGGAAGATATTCAAAAAACTCTTGTACGATCCCTTGGGGTGTATAGAAGACTCCTTCCTTGTTTTTATACGACTCAGACAAACTTTCTTCGTAGAAATCGCTCAAACCTTTAGGATGAACCTTGTTAGAGCGGATTTTTTTTTGAATCATTTCCACCAGGCCGGAGTGATCATGTTGATCCTTCAGAGACTTGTTGGCGCGTTGATTTAGTTTTTGCACTCCAAGAATTTCACCTTTGAAAGTCAAAAAAGACTCAACTGTCACTGAATTTTTTGTTGCTTTGTGAAGGTATCCCGTTTTTATCCAGTTTCTGACAGACGCTGGCGATACGTTAAGGGATAATGCAACATCATCAATAGAAATTGCTTCCACATCGTCAGCTTCAAAAAGAGCACTTTGTTTCATCATCGATTCCTCATTTTTTACTTGCTCGTTTGGGTCTTGTGATTCTAATTCCCATCGACGTTCGTCAGAAAAGCTAACGCCTCACTTTGGGGCCGTGGGCCAAACTTCAATGTTGTCCATATCGTCGAGTCCGTTGGAGCCTCCTACTTTCTGAGCATACCATGCTTCGTCCATTGCAATATCATTAGGGAACCCGTTAGGGAACATAACGGCAATATCGGAAGGTTCGATCTCTTCCTTACCGTGAGTCTTGGCAAAGTGACTGAACGCATGAGCATACAGCACCAGACGACCAGGTACGCCTTCGGCTAGGAACATGGTCAACGTGAGGGCTTGAGGTGTAAGAGAGAAGTTTGCAGCCTTACAGCGAGCATCTAACAAACGGTAAGGGAACTGATCTCGAATATCCTGATCAATGTCTTCTTCCCTTGCTATCAGCATGGCCATGAGAATCTTACCGGCTTCAACGGCTTTGTCACCGCTTATCATAGCATAAGCCCGTTCATGCAGAGGTGTAATCATTTCAACATACCTTCAATGTTACGAATGATGGAATCTGAATCGAAGCCGACTTCAATGGTAATACTCAGGTCACCATCGTTGTCGATGTGGTAGGCAAGCCCAGTATGGATACGTTCAGAGTCAAAGGCGAAGTCCATGTTCAAACGCTCACTGGCTGGGAGAAACGCTTCGGTGTAAATCTTCGTGACGCCGTAAGTGCCTACGTAACCGTGTACCGTTTCAGTAGCCAGAGCAGGGTCGAAGTCCATATCATCAACCCATGCGTCACGGTACTTTTCATAGGTCAACTGCGACAGCATGATGGAGTCGTAGCTAACAATTGAACCGTCTCCTATGTAACGAATGGTGTCACGGAATACCGAAGCAAACGTATCATCGACCAGATTGCAAATCTCGGTAAGGCGACCTTCGCGAGGTACCACATCCGTTGAAAACGTTCGTGAAGTCATGGTCATGCAATCTACAGGCATACTGCCTTCGGTCATGGAACGGAACGGGTGAATTTCAAACGAACCGTCAAGAGCCATACTGATTGCACGAACAGGATCGTCGCGCAGAGCCACGAGCTCCATGTACGCACGATTGGGGTTATCTTCAGTGGGGGCAGGATGTGCCTCTCCAGCCATAACAGTCATACCGCAGTCGCACTGGTGGTAGCAACCCTTGTCGTTTTTCAGATCAGGGCGCTGGTTGCAAGTTGTGTTAGTCATTGTAGTTTCCTCTAATCAGTCACAGAATAAGTTTACAGTTAATGATCCATCCACTTACCAGTGTCAGAAATAACACGTTGGAAGCGGTGATTGCCAATGACGGCAACGGTGTACTTGTCTTTCATCCACTCTTCGCGTTTGTTGAGCGGGACTTTATCGGGATTGAAATAATGATCGGCACCATTCGTAACATCTGCAAGCTCTCCCTGAACTGCCAGATAAGCGACCTCCACAGACTGCTCAAACGAACGACGTTCGATAGGGTTACCTAGATCAACGTATGTACCTTTACGATACGTGAACTGGCCTTTCCAGTGAATAGTAGTACAGAACGAATCCCACTTAGGTACGCGATCAATACGATGCTGAATTGCATTGGTAATGCCCTGTTTACCTTTGTAAGGTTCACCTCGTGTTTCAAAGTGAACTGCTTCGACGGCACAGAGGAAGTCGTTTATCGGTACTTCCAGAGGCTCCGCGTTCTGGAGAAAAGCTGCAATGATGTAGGTACCGAGTTTTGAAGTGCTAACCATTTCTAAATACCTTTAAAGCGAGTTAAGCGAATACGTCGATAACTGGAGAAAGCTTGCGGCGAAGTTCGTCAAGCTTTTTCATCAAACCTTCACGAGCGCCTTCAAGTTTTATCATGGCAACAGGGTCTTTGGTACGAGCATTGCTCATCTTAACCAGCTCTTTCTCGATCTCCCGCATCAGGTTGAAGTCGGCCATGCAGTGTTCAAACTCTACACCTGTCATAGGAGCTGAGTAAACGTATTTGATGTTGTCGTCATTCATTGTATTCACCAATTAATCAGTTGTCTTCTTTCAGAATACCAAGTTCTTCCAGACGCCTGTCGATAGACCTATCCATTCGACGCGCCCGCTTGGACTTCTTAACTTGTTTGCGCTTGCGATTGTAGTTACGCATTACACGGTCATGTGATACCATACCAAGTACCCAACCAAATGCGCTACCCACTGCGGCGAAAGGTATCATGTGCCAACCCGAAGTAGCGATAAGCCCGATGACGATACCTTCAAAAGCTGTCATAGCTCCACCGAACACAAACGCCAGCTTCTTGTGTCCACCTGCTACGTTCTTGTTCTGGAAGCCTCGCAGGAAAGTTGTCGTTAGCATTGCACCGAAAGCCGCTGCTGCTGACAAGTACTGCGTTATATCAAACTCCATGATACCTCCTATACGATCTCTTTAAGCTTGCCTTTATTTTCTCGATTTACTATCTGTTGCACAAACACGGCCAGATGATTATTCAGCTCTTTGATGGCTTCTTTTGAGGTCATCCAGCGGCGTCTGCGAAGTTTGCGTTCGGGCCAGTCTTCTGTTTCTCCAGTGTAACGCATAGAGAACACTTCAACGTCTTGAATCTTACGTCCTTTAAGGTAACGGTAGCGGCCCAGTGATTCTTCAATCACACCCTCGACCCCGGCTTCTTCCATCACTTCTTTGGCCGCGTTTTCTTGAGGTGTTAGACCTTTTTCAAGCCCACCTTTAGGGAGAACCCACTGACGACCTCGCATAGCTGTAACCAGTAGAACTTCGATGCGATTGTTTTCGGTAACGCGATACACGACACAACCAGTAGATTTACGTACAGCCATCTTAAACTTCTCCAAACTTACGGGAAACAAGTATAGCTTTTCACCAAGAAAAGGTTACTTCCAGCGAAACGCTAAGAAGTTTGTGTTGGTACCAATGCGAGCGAACTCTACACCAAACTTGCCTCGGCGCGGCCACACTTTACTGAGAACTTTAGCCAGCTTGTGTTCTTTGTGGATAATAAAAGCCGTTTTGTTGTGATTGATCTTGATCATTGTTCGTCCCCTACTAACTTTCATTTAGTTAAACAAAAGAGATACCGCTAAATCGTATTCGATCAATGGTTCTCTTACTCTATTATATCATATTTCAAACCTACTTGAAAGGCTTAATTCTAGCTGTCGTCGAACCTACTATAGCCAGCTTTATGTGTGTAGGTTCGTGTAGGTTCGAGCTTTCGCAGTACGGTAACAGAATAAACCTCACAAATGAAAATGGGCCGTAACCATTAGCTACAGCCCATCGTTGTTAACCCATGTTCTCTGGCGGGAACGCATACTCAAGCGTAACGTCCAGATCACCGTTGTTCGCGCTGTCTTCATCGATGCCTGCATTCGCAAGATAGACACCATCAGGCAGTTCCCGAATCGAGATACTGAGATTGAGAATGGGGTCGTACTTGATATGGATGACATTGAAGACGGTATTACAGTCGAGTACCAAGAACGTTACGGACAGATCGGACCCGTACGTATTAGGTGCTTCCTGTAACTCAAAACGAGGAGCCAGCACGTTCGTCGCTTTCAGGTTTGTATAGTGCGCCAACAGCATTGCTCCTATTGAACGCAGCGTGTGTATATCACATGGCTGACCTTTGTGTTCTGAGGCAATCTGCCAAAGCTTACCGAGCATGTTTGCCAGAAACTCAGTACGTTCAAGAAGATAAGTGGGAGGAGTACCCGCTTCACTAGGTTCTTCCAGACGTTTTTGCCATGCTTCAAATACGGACATAACAGAGGCCTGAGCCGTTTCGTCAAACTTAACTGTAGGCACTTCACGACTCCTTTCTTATTCAGTAACGATGGCGTCTGCGCAATCATAGACATACGGGTTAAGGTCTTCCGTACCGTCGGGCTGCTCTTTGAGCTTAAACCCATTGGACAGGGAGACGATACGAACAATATCGGGTTTGAGAAAGGACATTTCAATCCCCTTTAGCGATTAGGTTAGACATGGGCGCCCAGTGTGAAGCATCTACAGGCCCGGCGTCCCCGTGTCGTACAAAAGAGTTTGCGTACGGTGACCAGAATCCTAACCAGTAATCGTATGAACCATCATTGTAGTCTTTATACAGAATGACGCCATCACCCGACTCTCGTATCGCGTCAGTCTCCGAACTATCAACGCGACGAAAGTCCAGAACCAGGCTTTCAAAGTCCATTACTTCTTAGACTTCTTGTGTACGTCTTCCGCCTTGAGCTTAGGCAGAAAGAACAGGTCGTCAGGCATGATGAGATATTTTTTGATGGAGTCAGGGTCTTCTTTCAGCTCTTTACGCAAGGCTGTGAGAATGCGACCATGTACGTTCTTACCGTCACCGTCACGACCGCTGCCGAAGTAATCATCCCAGGGTGCCAGCTCTACAAGCTTACCTTTGGTACGAATAAGCATTTCGGCTAACAGAGGGTTCTGGGCATACTTGTACCGCGCAACCTTCTGCATGATCTTCTTGCGCTTAGAATCGAAGTCTTCGATGATATTGCACCCAGACTTGGCCGAACCAAAGTAACGAGCTTGCGAACCGCCATTAGCATTGATGATCAACGCCAGTTCGCGTGGATCTTTGGTCTTGTGCGCCTGATAGTAATGCTCTGCGGTCTGGAACAGAATGTAACGCTTTTTACCTTTGATCTTCAACGGCGCCACGAACGGGGACGGGAAGAAGTTTGATAAGAAAGCATACTCGATGATATTACTGTTGAACTCGGTAACCTTTGCCATGTTGAATTCCTTTGTATGTTTCTATCTACTGTTTACACTTTCCGTAGAAACTAAAAAGGGAACCCATTAAGGCTCCCTTTTATAAACTTTATGTCGTAACTATAGAATCGGAGTACTCTAGGTAACCCAATTATTACTCGACGTTAAGACTTACTTACCGCCTGCTCCAAAGCTGCGATGGCTTCGGTAACGGTGATAAAATCTTGCTTCATCAAAGCGTCGCTATTACTTGTCATCGGGTTTTTACCGCGACGTTTAACCAAAATCTTTACTGCGGGTGCGCCTTTATCGTCTGCACCTACGTAGTAAAAGATAAACGGTGCTACGGGCGTCGGTATAGCCGTCTTCTTATTACCGTCAGGTTTGACACCGTGAATAGCGACGATCCCTTCTTTGCCCCAGAGACGACGTATGGACAGGTGATCATACTCGCCGACAATACTCAGCATGTGCGCCATGAGATCCTTTTGGGTTTTACGTACAGAAGGATTCTTGCGAACTGCGTGTTGAGCCGAGTCTTTCTTGATAGACTCGATGATCTTACGTGCACCTGCAGCAGTCTTCAGAATACCAAGTGCAGAAGTAGCTTTGGCAGTAGATGCCTTAGACTTACTGGCGACCAAGTACAATACCTTGTTGAATGGAGTATTGAGTATATCGTCGTCTCGAATGTCGGCTTGAACGTGTACGTATTTGTGCAGAGGGCCGAAGTCACCGTTAACTATAGCATGTATGGTTCGAGGTACCGTTTGTGTCCGGCCTCCTCGAACAGGTTTTACTCCACGGCGTGTAGAGGCTGACTTGATTGTATCTACACGTACACTGGATTCGTCTACGTCTAACCCAAGCTTACGAGCAGCGGTTAGAAATTTGTTGGCCATATCCTTAGGGGCTACGGCAGCTTCAGCAACGAACAAAGGGACTTCAATTTTCATGATGGGGTATCCTTTAAACTTTCTTGATGATCATACTAATGGGTAACCAACGTTTCCGTCCTGTTCGACCGGAACCGATAATCGCAAACTTGCCTTCGTGTTCTTTCAGGTCGGCAATTTCTTTATTGAACGTACCGTTAGAGAACTTGATTGCAACCTTGTCACCTACAGATAAATTAAGCTGATCGGCTTTTTCGGTGGATGCAGCGTGTTGATTAGCGCGACTGGTTTCGATGTTTGTGAAAATGTCGTGTGCCACTTCACGCGCTTTGACCATTTCGGAGTAAGGTACCTGCTCCATGGTTGTGAAGTGGGACTTATCACCTTGTGCTCGGAACGATACCAGCTTGCTGTCGCGGCTGTAGGGGTGTTCAATACCAATCATCACAAACTGTTTCTTTCCGCCTGCGTTAACTTCTCGGGTTGCATAACCTACGATGATTACACGACGAGCGTTACGTCGGCGGCCTGTATCTACAACACGACCGTATACGGATCGAGCGTATGTTTCAGGATCACTCAACTGCTTCGGTATAGTCGATTTAGCCAATGTACTGTCAACAGGTTCAAAGATGCTGGTAGCATGGAATACTGCCAACTCTTCTTTATCTTTGTCACTCATGGTCCTTACTTTGGGCGGCGGATCATAACGGCCTCGCCCATTAGAAACCATGCCTGCGTAAGCTTTTGTCCAAGCGAGCTGACCGTTGCGTAGTTTGAACGCTACCTTACCATTAACGACATCTACCTTAACTGCTTCCTTCGTAACAAGCTGACCGTGTTCCCGAACTTTGATCATATCACCTACAGTGACGCCGTTCACTTCAGTAGGTTCCATATCTGAAACTTTCTTCTCAACCTTGCGGAGTGCCGCTGCGGTAGGTACTCCCTTACGGCTGCTCAAAGGAGTGATCCCAATCTTTCCGTCGCCAACATCGAAGGACATAGACCATTTACCGTCGAGTCCGATAGATAGACCAAGATGCGTCTCTTTAGTCTTGATTAGATACGCGGTGAAGTCGGTTTCGTTAGTGGCCGCTTCTGTACTAAGTACCTTGAGTCCAGCCTTATCCAGCGTAGACATCGTATCATCTATGGCCTTCTTGTTACTGTCCATAGCACGTTGCATTTCATCGTACTCATCAACGACACGAGTTCTTGATTTCGACTTGGCCTTAACTTCAGGTTTCTTCTTACCGAGAATGTCTTCCGGCTCACCGCTATGAACGCGATACCGTCCAACCTTACCCTCGAAAGCTTTCACCTGCTTCAACAACTTAACTGCCTTGTCGTGAGGAAGCTTAAACTTCTCATCGAGGAAGTCAGGAATAACGACGATGTAGTTTAGATTACCACGCATAGCACGGATACCAAACTCATCATCTTTGTGAACGTGCAGGTCGTAGTTCTTGTTTACGTCCTCGAACTCCAACGTGCGGCGTCCAGTGTAAGTAAACCACGTATACTTACGCGGGTCTTCCTTAGCAGCCGCAGTGGCTTCAAGCTTGATTTTGATAGGCATGAGAATTACCAGTTGTTCAATTTAGTACAGTTAAATTAGCTGCGATTAGGAACTATCGCTCCACACTGACGCAGTGCATGATCTCTTCTACGACAGTTGTCGTGTCTCCGGCCTCCAGTTCATAAACAATGGCCATGCCCATAGGGTCGGCAACCAAGTAACATCCATCATCCATAGGAGACACCGTGAAACTGTTGTGATCAAGGCCTAGCAGATCGTTGAGCTGACCGCAATTACGGAACGTGATACGGTAGTGAAAATCCCGCAATCGTTGGGAGATAGCGGACTTCAACATCGTTTGATTGAACGAAAGAGGAATACCGTGCTCACCTTGTGTGTTACTTACGCTGAAGTGAAGGCGGTAGGTTTCAACGCCGCACATAAAGGCGTCAATGCGGAGAAACTGAATCGCGTCTCCAATGGAGTGAGCTTGACATGCAAGCCATTCTATACTCGGTGCCTCTGGTTCGTCTTCAAAGGCCTGCATACAGTGATCTGCCATATCAGCAAGCCAGCGGGTAAAACGCTTAAACATTTCTGGGCTCCTTAGAAATTGAAAAAGGGAGTCAACGGACTCCCTTATATGGCATTACTGATTGCGATTACGGTGGCGACGTACTGCGAGGATTGCGGGACCGAAGTACAGGAAGTTGTATATACCGGTTGGGATTTCCTTACCGGGAGAACGATGTTCGAGATAGAACGCCACGTTACCGGCGATTGCGAGCAGTGCGATAATAACAGCGAATGCGATCATAGTAGAATCCTTGCAAACTAATCAAAGTTAAACTTTCGAGATACCGTTAAGTCGTATGTGACAGTCGGCTCTCACACTTCAATTATATCAGGTTAGTCTTGACTAAGCAAATGCACCTGACGACGATAGAACCGCAGTTCATCAATTGATTCCATGATGTCGTTCAGAGCCCTGTGGTCGTACTGTTTTTTCGGAGGTTGAATGCCTATAAACGCATACTTGATCATGCTTACGTCCAGCATCTGGTAATGGAGGTACTGATCGAGACGCGGCATCTGCATCTGGATGAAGTCACGGTCATACTTGATGGAGTTACCGGACAACATACCGTTCATGTAAGGGTTCTTGCGATTAAATTCCTGCACACCAACTTCTTTAAGATGTTCCAGCACCAGATGTTCAGCGTTCTTGACTGACAGAGTGGACTTACGGCACTCATCAAGTAGGCTGGACTTACGGTGCATTTCCAGAGCGACTGGATCACAACGCTGTTCGTCTTCTTCGGTGATCTGCAACACCAGACGTAGAGGTTCAAACGGCAGGAGATTCAGATCAATGTCTGTTACAATGACGGCGATTTCAAATATAGGATAGTGCGCTGCACCAGGAGTGCCGTCTTCGAGAATCTTGTTCAGACCACCGGCTTCCATATCTGCCCACACGAGCAGGCGATTACTTTCTTTCATTGTGATTCCTTTAAGCTGCTAACAAATTGTGTTCGATTAATGCCTGTGCGGCGTGACGTACCTTTAACGGTAGTTTGTCCAAGTTAACCTTAGACAACTTCTTCTGGATAAACGTAAGGGCCATGACCATGTGGTCGTCTATTTGCAGATTATATACAGGTACATGAAACATATCGGCAACACAGATTGCAACACCTGTACCACCTGTAAGACCTACTTCATAGTCGTGAATACCTGTGCAACCATCAGGTGTCCAGCACAGAAGATAGTCAGTAGGTCGAGCGGCTTTTTTTTTAAACGTGGGGTTCGTCGTATATGACGATTTTACCCCAGTGCAAGGTAGACATATTAACCACCTACAGACTTGAGTTGTACTTTGAGAAGACCCGGACGCTCACCGTTTTCAGAACTATGTAGTAACGAGACTTCACTCCAACCCGCATTCTTGTATAAGGTAATAAGACGGGTACGCTCCCCTTCTGTCAAGTCACGGGCGATCTTCAGAACGAGACGGAAAGAGCCGTCACCAAACTTGTGCGTGTAAGCGCGACTTGGATTACCGAGTTCGCTGTCTATGTTGCGACAGATTGCATCCACGATATCGGTATCAATGGCTTGACTCATTGAAGTTGGAGAAATAGGCATCACACTAACTCCCATGTTGATAAAAGACGTACTTCGCCTTTGCGTTTCATTTTGTTATACGACTTGCTAGGTCCGTAGATTTTACCTTTGGGACCTATTGCTACGTAATACCGCTTGTTCATAAACGTGGCATACACGTCACCATGACAAGCATTAGGTTTGCAGAAGCACCCAAGTGTATGGTTACGCATGAAGCGCATGTTCGTTAGAACCCAGCGCCGTCTTCTCGGTTCGATATGAGGACGCTTACCTCGTAACCAGAGCCTGAACTCGGTTATACTGATTTCGATAGATGGTACTGTAACACAGTGTTCCAGGTTCAAATGCGAAAACGGGTTACCAAAATGGTAGGCGCTATTCGTACGGCCAATATAGATGTAGTTATCATCTTCGGCATTACGGATATTTACGACTGTAGTGGTCATATTAATTAACCGTGAACGTCGATGTATTCACGCAGCAGAGTTTGCGACCAGCTTTCCAGTTCGATTTCACCATCGCTGTGCATACGCAGTATTTCAGACGGGTCCAGGAAACCGAGAGAACGCAGACCTTCTTCCAGCTGGAATTCTTCTTCCGGAACATCTACACGGACGATGTGCGTAAACGCGATATGCAGGCAGTCAACTTCAGTGGCGCTGGCGGCCAGAATACCGAATTCAACCACGTTATCGGAAATGTCTAGGTCGATACCGAGTTCTTCATCCAGTTCACGTTCGATGGAGCTGTAAATGGTGTTTTCGATGTCGATGGTGCTGTCGTTTTCATTAACGAAAACATCAGCCAGATCAACATGACCACCGAAGCCGACGCTAGCCTGCTTCTCCAGGCGCTTTTCGTCAACGCTTTCACGCACGTAGGTGAGAACTTTCTGGTCTTCGTTTACGATAAACATATACGGAAGAATCTGACGATAACCTGTATCACCAACAGGGCCGTTTTCAACATCGCGCTGTTCGGCAAAGTCGAGCCAGTTACGTTGACGAAGAGTAATGTACGGAGTCAGTTCGTGCAGAATCTGGGAGAAGTTGCGGAAGTCACCGGTCTTTGTAAACACTTTTTCTGCGTAGGAGTTCAGACCACGCGAATCAATGGCCATGATGAATTCCGGCTTCTTCATTACGGGTTTCGGAACAAGGTTTGTCATTACGTTTCCTTAAATGGTTACATGGAGTAAATTGAGGGTTTTGTGTCTAGGAACAGTACTTCGGATAACGGGTAAGGACGTGCATCGTAGTCAAACATTACGGTCAACATAGCAGCATCTCCTTATTGCTTACTGCACGAAGAATTTACAGTTTACCACAGACACGAAAAAGCCCGCACAGGGCGGGCTTTGTAGGTAGTCCTTAGAGTTCAGCGTATACTTTAACGCCGGCAAGCCAGAACGAATTGACTTTGATACCTTCCGGCGAGTTGTCGTTTTCGTCAGACGTACGGTTCGTCACTTCGACACCGTTCGGAGTTAGAACATTTTGCTCACCGTAAAACTTGTCAGGGATTTTGCCGTAAGTCAGACGATTACCTGTACGGTAATACGCAAAGAATGGGGCCTTTGCAACAAGTTCATCCATTTCAGCGCGTGTGAGTTTGATAGCCGCAGCGTTCGGTAGAGGCCCATCAGCCAGTAACAGATTGATCTGGTCTACCACTGATTTAACGATGGGTGCGTGTGCAATAACTTCCATAACGTTTCTCCTAATATCGGTATAGATAAATTATCAGCGTAACAGAGGCAAGAAAGTGCAGAATGACGTTACAGACGACAACACAATCAACACGGTTAGAGCCGATTGTGACTGAGCTTTGGCCATCTGGTGCTTACGCATTTGTTCTAACGCGCTACCCTCAGACCATAAAAAGCGGACCCGTAAGCCCGCTTGCGTTGGAATAGTTACGCTAGTTCACACTGTTCAAGCATCCGCATGTACTTCGCTTTTGCGTCTACAGTGATGACGAGGTCCGCGTATCCGAATATTGTCTTCACACGAATGTTTGCATAACCTTCAGGCAAGGACAAAGCATCTGTCTCCCACTTAAACTGTTCAAGATAGCCGCGAGGTTGACGGATAGACGCGCCGAGATTCGGACATTCGTTAGAACGGATGAAGGTTTTTGCTTTTGCATACTGACCGTTCTTAAACAAAGCCGTTACGCAGGTGCGCTCCGTAGTTGACTTGGCATCGTACAGCGAGTCAGGTACTTCGCTGAATGCAGGCAAACGGTCAAGATCGCGCATGATCAGACCTACACTACCTTCATCGGTACGGTAAAGTCCAACGACGTTAACATCGTCACCGATTACGTCGTTGTATCCGTAGTATACATATTCCCCAGGATTCTTACGTACTACTTTCATGCGGAATATGCGGCTATCGCCTTCGCATGAAATGTCGATACGGATGAAGACGTGACCGGTAGCATACGCATCTTCAAAATCGTCGTTGAAGCTTTCGATGAAGCTGAAGGCCTCGGTGCGAGTAACGAAGAACAGAAGTCCTTCAACGTCGGTTTGGACGGCAACGTAGTCCTTGATATTAACAGGCACCGTGCGATGGATAGAGCTGTTACCAAACATTTCGATACCGCGGTGATGTTCGTAGGCAAGAAAGCCACCATTCATACGAACGTCTGCCAACAATGCGTCTTCAAAGGATACGTAAACTTTTTCTTGAGTCACTTTAAACATGGTGTATCTCCGTGCAAACTAATCAAAGTTAAACAATACGTGAACCTGTAATACGAATACGTTACAAGCTCTGTCTACTCCATTATAGCATACCGCACGACAAAAAGAAACGGGTGCTAAATGCACCCGTTGTCTACGATTAAGTGCGCGGAGGCACTACACCTGTTTGACCTTGATACTTACCGTTGCGATCCTTGTAGGAGGTTTTGCAAACTTCATCAGCACCCAGGAACAGGAACTGAGCAATACCTTCATTCGCATACACGCGAGCCGGTAGAGGAGTGGTGTTGGAGATTTCCAGAGTAACATGCCCTTCCCATTCTGGTTCGAGCGGAGTTACGTTGATCACCAGACCGCAATTGTGTACGAACACTCCTGCTTCAAGTGCGAAGTTGTGAGTGCCTGGGACGGTCAGGCAGTACACGTCTTCTTTGTAGTCAAGATGGACGACCTCTACGACCTTGTGATTGCGGATAAGTCCATCGCGTTGAGCCTCGTCTATAACGTGCCTAAAACGCCGTTTTAGAGTTGAGATAGAACAGCCTAGAAGCTCTGCCGCCCGACCTACAGACCCGCCTTTCTCCAAGGCCTTGTACGCTCTAAGATCAGTTAGATCGTTACGCGCTATCGGAGACTCTGATCCTGATCGCTGTCGAATGGCACCTTCATTCCTCAAGCGGCGCATCATGTTAGGGAATCGGCGATACAGCAGGTTCTTCGATACGTCGAACGCTCGGGCAGCGGTAGAGACACTACCTGTTTCGAGAATAACCTGCTCCACCTTCTTGCGAGATAGCTTCTTGTAGTTATGGTGATCTGATCCATGATTGCGAGGAAAGCTCTCAGGTGATTTAGCCCAAGCTTCCAACATACGTTCCGAGGCCGCTTTACGATTCTCAGGACGTCGCCAAAACTTACGACGATTCCGTAAAAGATTAGTTCGCGTTTCCTCGTGCTCCTCGCCGTACCAGAACCGCTTCGCACGGTTGCTCTGATGGGCCTTCCATGACTCTGGATTACTTCGACGCCAATCAGACATACGTTCTGCAAACCGAGTCGCATACTCAGGATCGTCTTCTGCACGTTCGTAGTTATGCTCACGAATATGTTCGTCACCTGCGACACGTTCTAGGTTAAACGGATGGTTGTTTCGACGATCTCCGTCAATGTGATGCGTATGCTCACCTTCCTTGCGTTCAGGTAATTCACCTTCTCGAACCAGGTATTCATCCGTTAACCAATGTGTACTTCGTATGTGACCGTTACCGGGGCAGTATGTACCTTCATAACCGCGGGCTTCGTAGCGGTATAGAGGCATCAAGCTCACCCCTGAGTCGAGGTCCTGAGCTTCCACGTAATCCCCATCACGAGTCATAAACAAATGATCGGGAGTGCAACGTATTACTTCACCAGAGTCGATAACGACCTCTACGAGCTTTTGCTGTTTGCCTGTCTTACGGGGCGCCAGTAGTTCGGCAACACCGACAGTGCCGTCGTTGAGAATCGTGTATCCGAAGAAACGTTCACCTCTACGAGCGAGTTTAGCCATACGCTTCAGCGAGATCGAAGTGCCATCAACCAAAGCGACTTTAGTATCCCCTGTGAAGCAACGTGCATACGTGCTTTTACCTAGACATACAACCAGCACGTCACGCGGAATGCGGAAGTATTCTTCAGTGCGAGCCAATGCGAACGAATTCGGTGGGATGATGATGCTGTCCGCTTCGATGTCCACAAAGGAGTTATCGTCAAAGTTTTTCGGGTCAACAATGGCCGAGTTGATGTTTGTAAACAGCTTGAATTCACGACTGCAACGAGCGTCATACCCGTAGCTTGAGGTACCGAAGCTGATAATCTTCTCACCGTCTGCCTTACTTACAAGACCAGGATGAAATGGTTCGATCATCGGCAGGGACTTCGACTCGAACTGGTTACCGTCACTGTCATGGTTACACATGGCACGAAGCCAAGAATCACTCTTGATCATCTATATCTATTCCGTTTAGTAGTTGTGGGTTACCACAGCGGTACTCGTGTGTTGTGTGCATACGGAATTGAGCCGTCATAACGACCCAAAGAACGTTGTTTGTAGACGATCTCCAGAATTCCCTCTCTGGGACCGGCCTTTACTTGATTACCTGCAATGCGCCCAAGCACACCGCGATTGATCAGGTTAGGATGATCGTAAGCTTCAAAGGAAATGCCACCAAACGTCTCTGCGATGTCACGCAGTAGTTTGAAGGTTTCGGGGTGAACAAGTACGTGTGAAGGTACCACCTTCATTCTCCTAGCACCCAGTGGATCAGTCTCGTAGTGAGCAGCGGCCGAATGTGCGCGATGGAAGAAGGAGTTAATCCTATCTACGACAGCAAACTGGGCTTCTGTAAAATCAATGCGGTGTATCATAAGTCATCCTTTAGCTACAAGGGCGTACATTTCATGCGAGTGGAGTTTGCGGAGCGCATTCTCATACGCAATCTTTTCGCCCAATGATTCGACATATTGAGTTTCGTCTGGACAAAAGCTTTCCCCGATAATCTCATATCCATTTACAGTTAATGTGCAGATCGTCTTCTGCTTTCGATGCGTATACTTAACATCGTCTATAAGAGATAGGAGGTAACCTCGCGTTATCTTGGTAGTGGTCATTTTGAATCCATCCAATCTGCCAGTTTCCTAGAAATGGCTGTTGTGATTAGAGCTGCGGATACGTCAGAAGTTGTGACTTCACTCGGGAAGGTGAACGGGAATGTCCAGGGGTCTTCCATGGTTTCCTTACCGGTAGAGAAGAAGAAATCCCAAGATACAGGAGACTTCTGTGTAATCAACTCTTGGTACATACCCTTGGAGATGGACATAATAACGAAGTCGATAACAGGTGCAACGTTCGGATCGTTGAACTCCAGCTTCACTTCCTTGACATCTTCACCGTAATCCAGCAACATTTCGTTCAGTTCGTACAGGTCTTCCACCTGTTGTGATAGCGCCTCTATTTCCTTGAGCTGTGCGGTAATCTCATCACCAGTTGCTTCGCCGAACGCTTCACGGTAAGCAGTGATACCGTTAGATGATAAGAAGGACTCGGGTGTGGTTTCCTTAGCCCACTTGCGAAGATTCTCTGCGGTCTTCTTCGGATTAAGTAGTGGGTTGGCGGTAGAGTAGTTGAGCGTATCGTTGGACATGAGGAAGGAAGCACCCGGTACATGGGACTCGACCATCTTCATGCCTTCTTTCTCTACGGTGTCAGGGTCGATACCGTTAGCGATCAAGTCTTCTACCCAGACACCGCCTTGACCTACGTCGCCTACAGCATCCTTCATGGGCTTAGCTACAGCATTCTTCAACGGAAGAGCTATTGCATCACCATTGACCGACACTCGCTCGACACCGAGAGACTCTGCGACGATAGAGCCGTAACCATCCTTCTCGAAATCTTGTACCATCTTGGTAACATCGTCGGCTGCAAACTTCTTGAGAGTTGCGGTTGTACGTTCGTTGTTACCTTGAATGTCCATGCCACCGTCAGCAATATCGATGATGTCTTTGAGTTGCGGGTTGGCTTTCATGGACGCTACTGCATCCTTAAGCTGCTTCTGAACGTCCAACTGCTGTGCAGGTACTTGCTGGGATAGAGGCTGCGTTGGTATAGACGGTACTACACTATTAAAGTCGGTGAGAGACTTCAACGCCTTAGTTGCAGACTGTATACCTGACATAGGACTCTGCAACGTAGCAGGAGTAGACGATATAGCATTACTTGCTCTACGTGCCGGAGCCGGGTTAGATGGCATACTCGGTAGTACTTGACCACCGGCACGAGGCGCACCGCCACCGCCTCCGCCACCAGAAGCTCCGCCTTGACCACCTTCGCGTATGAACGGTCGATATAAGTAATGTATCTCGCTGTACTTATGACCACCATGAATCCACAAAGTGATACCGCCGATCAACCACTTACCACCCATAGATCGAGACGATACAAACTCAGTACCGATCTGGTCAGAGTGCTTGTATTCGCCACAGTCAAAAGTCTCGGCCTCGGTATACATATCCGTCAGAACGGTCAAACGCTCCGAGAACAGAGCGTAGTAGCGAAGATTCTGGTAGATGGCTTGCTCATACTTCTTGTGAACGTTGGACTCAGGCTTCGGATCAGTACCTGGGTCAAAGCCCGTATACATGACCTGTGCACCGCGCTCTTGCACCATGCCCTTAACTTCGTCATTGATAGGCAGACCGTCACCCATAACCGGTGCATTCAGCTTCTCAATCGAAGTCTGTCCCTTCTTATCAAGGCTGTGGTTGTACTGTTTCTTACCGTAGTTGTTCCAGTTAGTAGAGAAGCCAGCAGAGCTGCCGTCCTGAGTTTCACGAACAACAACCGGTTTACCTGAAGCCGAGTTAGCCGACGTGTTCATAAGGTACGTGAACTTCGGTGACTCTTGTAAAATCTGGAACAGGTCTTTGTATCGAACCTTGCCGTTCATAGTCAGCAGTCGATACATGGCAGACTGTTCGGACTTGTACCCACGAGAGGCCATATCTTCGGTGAAAGACGAGCGTGTAAGATTCACGTTCAACCATTTCATCTTGTCGTCAGTACTGCCTTTAGGTCCATCATACTGAAGACCGGCTTTGCCTACAGCTTCACCCATAGCGGAGCTTGAGTTGCCCTCAAAGCACTCGGTGAATACACCAGACTCCCACTTTGGTGCGTCAAATATAGCGGTGACTACCAAATGAGGTCCGTCTGCCGTTGTCTCCTTACGAAAAGAAAACACACGGAAGGTTCGTGTCTTCACGGAATCACGCGAACGTCCAAGGCGCACTGTGATCTTCGTTCCATCCTGGATATTCAGATCGGCAGATAGCGAACCGTTCGTGTCATTCAATACGAGTTGCAGAATCGGGATAGGTATAGAAAACCCATCCTGAATATAAATGTCGTTGACGAAGTTTTTGGTCGGTGGCATCTGCGCACCCTCGATCTTGAGAGTGCAGAACGCCAGACCGTCAACATCCAGTTTTGCTTCCATGATGTCTCCTTAGATAGCAACGATCCGTAGCTCCTCATCACGTGCCGAAGCATCGGTGAGTCGCGTTAGCATTTCCGGTACTGAAGGAATCTTGATACGCTTACCGGAAGTCAATTCAAACGGGTCCAGCATATCATTGTAGATCAGTAAGTACCGCTCGTAGTTTTCATTCTGCATGGTACGCAACGCCAGAAGACGGGATTTAAACTCTTCTTCTGGACGTATCTTGTGCCATGAGAACTCTACTACATCTTTTACAGCATCATACGAATCGTCCAACAATGGATCGATACCGAGTGCATCCACTCGGATGAACGTAGAGGCTCTTGAAACGTCTGTCATATTAACCTCCAAATGCCGGTGCGAAGAACTTATCCAAGTCTTCCTGAGTGGTAGTGAAGTACGAAATGATACTCACGTTAATGGTGGTACTGATCGGGTTACCATTAGCATCGAACTGAGTGTCGAAGGTTTCCGATACGTTGTCTACAATGCAGGGATACATTGTGAAGAAGCTACCGATCTCAACAATGATGATGTCACCGTTCACTTCACCTGTAACAGGGTTGCCCATTCGAGGGCCCGGTGCACGTAGGAAGTTACCTGCGTACTCAGACGGAGCCACCAGCTTCATCAAGTCGCGCATCACCTGCACAACTTCCGTAAGCGGGTCTTCAAAGGCTTGAATGACAAACGGGATGTCCAGCTTCATCATAGAACCACCAGTCCATACACCACCAGACAACCACTTGTTCAATGAAGTGAAACCAGTAGCTGCCTGCACACCGGTTGTTGCAACGTCCACTGCTCGACCCATACGTCCACCAGACGCACTACTTACGAAGTTTGTCAACGGTTGGTTGAACGGGTTATCCCAGGATGACGCCAAGTTGAATGCAAAGTTTTCAGGGAGAGGTGTCGATATGCGAAGCACCTCTGCACCGTCACGCAGTACATACAGATTGGCACGATAGTTGTCAGAGAACTGAGGGCGGACATCGCCGCCTCCAGTATCGCTGTAAGGAACACTCCCGTTAAATAGAGAGCCGAATTCTACAGCCATAATTCACCTCACGCAAATCCAGTCTGCAATAGAACAAGTCCACTATCACTTATAACAGCAGGTGCGCCGTCAATAGTGGGTCGAATGGAGCCGCCTTCACTCGTGCCCTTAGACGATATTCTCGGCTTCTCGATTTTAAATCGATCAGGCATTAGCGTCTCCTGCATCTTAGGTTCAATCGCCATAGTTGTGGAGATAGGCGCATATTTCTCACGCTGCACGGATTCTTTTGCAGGCACAACACGTGGAGATGTGCGACCGGGGCTTGCCGGAACTACTGTGGCAGAAGGTGCATCGCTTGTCTCATAGAACGAACGAGATTTAGGCTCAGTATCGTTTTCGCCGAACGTCATCACTTTAGGTGACAACACAGGGGTTGAAGTAACCACGTCATCCATAACATGCGAAAGCTTCGGTAATGCTGGTTTCGGGTCAACGGAATCGACATTGGTGACCGGTGTGTTAACTTCGGCCAGTCGAACATAGTCGTTCACCTGAGCCAGAGTTGAGGTCACAACAGGAGACGCCAGATGAGGTACAGCGGACATAAATTGTTGCCGTATCTGCTGTATGGTCTTCTGCGTTTGCAATGCACTCTCCGCACGTTTAGCCGTAGTATAACCCTTGAAGTCAGAAGCGTTGGATGCGGCAGGTGTTACGCTTAGTGTAGTCAATACTTCGGCAGGTTTAGGTACGTCTTCAACTCCAGCACTAGGAGAAACCTTGATAACCTCACCTGCCTGCTCAAGTGTCTCATCCGCAGCTTTCTTGACATCCTTCTCTGCGGCAACAACAGCCTTATCGTATACTTCTTTAGCCTGACCTTTCACGTTTTCGTACATACCAGTCGCATACTCGGAAGCTTCACTGACCTTACGAGTAACGAAGTTGGATACTTGCGTTAGGAAGCTTGGGCCTGTATTCTCCTGCAAGGTAGTCTGAGCATCTGCTTTGGTTGTATCCAGAGAATTTATAACTTCCTTACGTTGGGCTTCCTCTTCTTTGGCACGTTGTTCTTCCACTTTCTTGGCAGATGCAACAGCAGCAGCGATGCTTCGATTAACATCAGGAACGGTTCGAGAGTTGTCTTCACGCTTCTGCCGTTCTTCTGGAGTATCGTTAGAGAACCAATCAAACCCAGACTTGGCAATCTCTGAACCTACGTCGTAGCCAAGCCAACTACCAACAAGACCCAAACCACCACCGATTATTGCGCCGGGTACGGCACCAACCCCACCAAAGAGAGCTCCGACTGCGGCACCTGCGGCAGACCCGGCAGCCCAACCTCCAGTAGCACCTACTGTACCACCAACAACACCTGATAGCTCACGATTCTTTTCAGTCTCAGTCATCGTCGGATCATTGATGATAGAGTAAGCATCATAAGCGCCAAGGGCAGCACCAGCAAAAGGTACTGCTTTACCTAGACGCCCAACACTACCAGCAGAACCACGAGGGATGGTCAACTTATCTGCTGCAAAGGCTGTCAAACCGAGCCCTGCCATAGCACCAGCGGTTGCCGCCGTTGAAGGAGGTGCGGGTGTTTGAGCTGCTGCGATCTCGTGTGGAGGCACAGCTTCTGGAGGCAAGTCTTCTACAGCTTGTGAGCGATTAACAACAGGCTCCATTGCAGCCGCTGCTACTGCCATAGTAGCAAGCGAAGGTGTGGGAGTAGCGGTGTCAGGTGCGTACTCAGGGCGAGTTCCGCCCGAGTAAGTAAGATCGATCTCCGGCTGAGCCGTAAGAGCCAGAAGCTTTTCCTGCTCCCTCATCGTTCTACGTGCTACACTATCCTGAACGCTACCGGACGAACTCTTGAAGTATCGACCTACAGTGTCGTGCTTGTACTGCTGGACTTTACGTACAAGGTCTTCATCCGACATAGTAGAGGTGTCGGCACCTTTCAGAGCATTACGGATAACGCTAGTGTTGGTACCGTACTGAACTGCGGTAGAGTACACCATCTCCTGAACGGCCCGACTGCGACCCGATAGATCAATACCATCACGCGCCAGACGTTCTTGCAGAGGTTGATAGTGCGTACGGAAGATGTATGCTTTCTGTGCAGTCTCGAAGGCTTTAGGGTCACGTTCTGCAACCTTACGGTACTGCTCATTGAATGCAGCAGACCCAGGTTTGAGTCCAGCAAAGTCAGGTTGGAAGGATCGAGCTTCCACTGAGTTCAAAAACTTCGACATCGAGCCGTTATTCGAGGCTAACTGGTGAGCTCCGTAGCTTACACCACCGTGATCTCCGCGACCGGTGCTGATCTCGTGAACACCTTTCGTAGACTCTTCACTCTGGCTAACAGACCCGAGCTTTGCAATGTCAGGTATGTCGTACAGAGGTTTAGCATCACCTGCGGTAACATCAGACGGAGTTGCAGGTGTAGGCTGTGAATCACCGATCAGCTTCTTGATTGCTTCTTCTTGAGCATTATCGTCATCCATCATGTTATGGATGCCTAAAGCTCCAAGAGCAACAGTACCGCCGCGAAGCAACATACCTTTCCAACCACGTCCGCCAGTCAGGTGACGGTTCTGCAAGGCGCGACGACCAACGTCATGGGCGACATCAGAGGTTCTCTGGATAACACGTTGCGTTGTAGGGTTATGTGCAACCGAACTGGCGGTCTGTCGAGCGCGATCAAAGATAGTTCGAGTACCTTGACGAACAGAAGGTCCAGCAGTACGCACACGATCCATGAAGCGACCAAAACGGGTACGGGATGGTCGACGGGTGCGGCGCTGCCGACGTTGACGCTCCCGCAAACGATCCCGAGCGCGATCTCGTCTACTACGGTCACGTCTATTGCTTCGATCTGGGAAGTCCAACATATCACCAAGGCCGAACATATCACCTAAGACTTGGCCGGCCTTGTCTATCATACCGTCTTTAGCTTGACCTAAAATTTCTGCCATACTTCCGTGGTTGGCATAGGCTTGCATATTCGGTCGAAGCTTGTTTTGTTCTTGTAACAGAGACAGTATCTCTTGAAGCACTTGCGACATTTCTTGCATAGATGCCGACTGCGCATTGGTAGCCTTAAGTTGGGCCTGAGCAGTTTCCAGATGCTTCTTATTGATAGCGTTCTGCTGGATTATTTCCTTATGAAGGAGGTTTGTAGACTTGCTGTTATCGACATTGGAAACGCTGTTGTCGGAGTTGTCTATGGTCTGCGAGTCTTGCGTCTTCTCGTTAGCCGTTGAAGCCATGCTAACGACTGGACCCTCTCGCTCTGTGGCTTGAGAGTCGTTATGCTGGTTACGACCTTCTTGCATCGTACCATTATCAGACGCATACTTCCTACGCACACCATGCAAGTCGTTTAGACGCATGGCCATAATGTTTATTCTCCAAAAGCTTTAATGCCTTTCTTACGCTCTTCGGCTTCTCGCTTATCGTGTATCATCTTACTGTGATGGTACAGAAATGACTTTGAAGGCATCGACATATCAGGCTGTAAGCTGAATTCAGACAGCAGGTTGTACTGAATCTTCTGTATATCCTTGTCAGCGTTGTCTGCAAAGAATGTTAGATACTTGGGAGCCGATTGGTACGTCCAACGATACTGACACTCACGACAACACAGGTTCATACGTTCAAGGATACCGTGCTTGTAGGTTTCACGAACCTTCAGCAGCCGTTCGTACAACTCATTGTCTTCCTGATCAAGCAAGAAATCCAGCTTGTCTTTGAACGTCTTGGGTCCTTTGATCCACCGGCACAGCTCAGCCATCAAACGATCATGCGGGTTGTCCTGCAAGTGATCGTACATATCGGACAAGGTTCTGACACGTGGAAAGTCGAGATCGTCATAAGGCAGACCTTCAAACTCATCACCGACGTACAGAATCTCTGTATATACCGCACGTACTAACTCAACGTTCTTGGTATTACACGTCTCGTGCTCAAGGCCTTTCAATATACGGTCACGTTCATCGACAGGCGGTCCCAGGTAGAACTCTCGGTTGTCTGAGTACACCAGATTTGTGTGACGACACTCCCAGTTAACATACACCGGAGCTTCTGGGTAGCTGTTCTTGCGCAACCACGCCAACAAGAACTCGAAGTCACCATCCGTTAACTCAAGCACGTCCTGCGCCACACTCAATTGAATGACCCGGATGAGCTGGCGCATGGGTTTGTTTCGGGACTTGGTGAAGTTTAGTAGGCGGAGTTGGTTAACATCGAACTCCCTGAGATACAACTCATCAAAGTCATAACAAGCGAAGTTGGAGGGGAGGTTACCAATGTCAACGAACCGCTCATCGATCTCTGGGATTGTCAGAGCGGCATTACTCATAGCAGGAAGCTCCGTGCATCGATGATTACTTCATGTTCCTGAGACTGACCGCAACGTTCGCACTTGCTGGTAATACGGCGCATGATACCGAAGGTACGATCCCGGTTAGCCGCTGCGGCCAACTCCATCAACTCCATATCTTCAGAATCGAGAATAGACTGAATACGATTTACCAGAGAGTCGTCACCTTTGATCCACACAGCAAGGTCAACGATGGGGCCGTAATCAGGATCAGAACGAAGTTCCGTCAGCTCTACCAAGTCCTTGCAACGCGGGAAGTCGAGACGTGCATCGAGAGGTTCTTCCAGGATGTGGCGAACGGAGAATGATTCTATGGTCAACTCAGTGTGGTTAACGTGACCGCACGGTAGCACATCGATCATCGTTTCGTTCGGGTCTTCCATACCTTTGCGCTCTTCCTCTGACGCATTCTCATACGCTTCCACGTAACGAGTAAGTTCGGCAGGGGTGAATACCTTGTCACCATCTGTAATAAGCTGGTTGGTACAATCCCAGATGACGTGAGGTTTATTATGACTGAACGCATTGATACGCTGCCAAGTCAGCAGGTAGAAGAAATCACCAATCGTCAGACGGTTGATGTCAATGTTTGAGATACACTGACCCATAGCTTCGATGGTAGGTGCCATGCTTTCCAGCATTACGGCTTTAGACATCAGAGCGATCTGACGAGGTTTGAAAGGCTGCACATCCAGTTCGGTGGCAGGGTAGGTATACATGCGGGACGGGAGTTCGTTGGTGAAGATCATCTTTTATTCCTTAGTGTGTAATGTCTGGGTCCCTTGGATCATAGTTGCCATTATTCCCTATGGCAGACTTTATCTGAGTTGGGTAGAACGCTACTATCTGGCTCATATCGTTGGTCGTATCATCGATAATACCGTCGTACCCAGCCTTTTCCAATTCTTTACGGTACTCCTGCGCGGCCTTGATCATCGCTTTCTCGTAAGGAACACCTCGGGCTTGGAGCTCCATAGAGATATTCGCTACACGAACGTATCCGATCTCCTGATCCATGTTAGCACGAGTTAGAATAAGCGGCTTCTGGATGGACAGGAATACGGGCATGACCTGACCGTTGGAGGTCTTGGAACTGTAAATCGATGCTATACGAGGCAAAGCGGTGAAGTAGAACCCTACACCTAAATAGCCCGCATCGTGCTTACCGTGATGGTTTACAGAAAACGAGGTAAATTGATGTGGTGTACCATGATAACAGATCAAAGGTTTACCGTTTCTCACCACCTTTGAATTTTTAAACCATCTTTTGAAGCTCATAGTTAGGCCGGCTGCAGGTTGATTCCATCTGTAGCGAAATTGATTTCCAGTTTAAGGATTTCACTATCGCCCGGTACCCAGTCCCATTCACTGCACGTAGTTGGCCAGCAGTTCTTGGCTTGTACTCGAAGGATAGGTTCGCCGCGTGTGTTGAACAGTGTGAAGTGCAGGTCGCGCTTATAATCCTTAGGTAGGAAGAAAGCACCTGACTCAGGATTACGTATACGATTACGCCAGCTCGTTAACCACTTAGCTGTACGCATACCAACGTCTTCGTAGAAGGTAGCATTGAAGGCGCTGATCTCAACGAAGCCTGCATAGTAGGTGAAAGTACCACCACCGAATAGAGGCTTTACGTTCACACTAGGATGAGGTATATTTACGTGTTCAAGATAGGTCGGGTCGTGCCCAAAGGGTAACTCATCACACTGCCACATACTAGAGAAGACAGGTGAGTTAGCTCCTTGTCGTTTCCCGATAAACTCTTCCAATGATATGGACATAGAACCCCCAAACGAAAAAGCCCCAGCCCGTTAAGGCCAGGGCTTGTTGATGTACCTTACGCCCGCTTGTAGTAGTCGTATGCGAAGGTAGCGTCGTTGGTGATGTTTGCACCACCAGAACCTTCAAACTGAAGCTCCGGTACTTCGGTCGGGAACAGGTTGAAGATGTCGTAAGTCAGAGAGTCTGCACCGGTCTGGTCGTAAATCTTGATCTGACCGTTGGCAGTATACCCGGACTTGAATTCACCGTGCTGAGTTTCGGTAGCACGACACTTCTGGGCCCATTCTTCCAGAGTAGTGGTGATCTTACCTTCGTAAGTCTCAACGAAAGACACAGACAGCGAGTGGCTGAAGGTCTTACGAGCAGAGTGCAGCACCTTGTGACCGAACAGTTCGATCTCTACCGGCTGGATAGACACGCCCGGCTTGGAGGTAGAACGGCACTGCAGGCGCAGGGCACGAGTATCACCACCGCCCGGAATACCGGTGATGGTGAAGTCAAAGTTGTCGTTAAGCATCGGGTCGTTGATGCCAAGTACGTCGTCCAAATTAGGCTTCGGCATAGTATCACCTATCAGATACGGTCGATGAGAGAAACAGTAGCTTCGACTCCACCGGTCGGTGCTACAATGGCATTGATGAAGATACGCTTGGTTGCGATAGTCGGATCAATGTATATGTCCAGAATAGTGTCACCAGAGGCAATGGTCTCCGGCTTGTTATTCCGTTCGTCACAGATGACCTCGTAACCGTACAGACCGCGTTTCTGTTTGGCCGGAGCCAGCAGAGAGTTGGCGATGTTACGCAGTGTGGTCCAAGTGACAGAATCACCCGGCTCAAACAGAGTAACCATAGCCGCATCCTTACAGTTGCGGTTCAACATACGTACCAGACGTACAACGTTCTGATCCTGCATAGAGGAACGGAACGGCTGCAAGGTCAACTGCGACATAATAGTCGGACCGTAACCCGGCAGGTTCTGGATGAAGTTGATCTGGTTCTGATCGAGTACACCACGCTCCCCTGGGTTGTATACGCGAGTCAGACGCTCAGCATTGATGATCGCACGGTTAACACCGGCTACCGCAAACCAACGGTGAGATACGTTTTCAGAGAACGCAGCACGTTCCGCGAAGTGGCCAGACGGCGGGCATTCATACTCGGTGCCTTCATCTGAAAGCAATACCGAGTACGGTGCGTAGATAGAACCGTCATAGGTAGATGCGTTCAGTACGTTACGTCGGTAGTTAACCGCTTTGCTAACGTCATCCTGCATATCACGCGGCATATCGAGAATGGCATGGCAGTCACCACGCAGAGAGGCCATTTCAAGCATAGCCATCTGCACGGCAGGGTCTGCATAACCACCATTGATAAGAAGGTCCACACGGAACTCTTCAGGATCGTCGTAGGTGTTCCAACCGTCGATTATATCATCGATAGTGATTTCGTCACCGTCATCACCGTGCATCAGAGAACCTTCGATAACCGCATTAACCAAGCGGCGAGAAGGGTCTGCTACGTACATAGGGTTGTCACGGTTAACACGGGCACGTACTACGCTGTTCGCATTTTCCAGAACGTCCTCTACGTTCATCTGACGACGATTACCATCCATCTTGTCGCGCAGTGTGCAACGGTGGATTTCCAGAGCGACAGTCTTACCGCGCTCAAAGATTTCCAGATAGAAAGCTTCGTTGTCCTGATCGTCTGTATCAGGGTACATAACCCAGTTGTAACCGTTGTTCCAGTTACCCGGGTCGCGACCAGTCAGGAAGATCAGATCGCTTGAACCGAAGTTGTAGTCTTCGGGATCAGCGTATCCTTGATAGGGTTCTTTCGTGATCGCAAAGTTGTTTTCGATGCCTACCAGGGAAGAGCCGTATTTGGCATTACGAGCCACACGGGTAAAGTAACCCGTAGAACCCTGTTCCAAAAACTTCTCAACGCAGATATGAGCAGCCGTCAACTTGGAGTCGATGCGACCAAACTTGTTACGAAAATCGATAAGGCCGTTAAACAGAACGGGCTCGCCGACTTTACCACGGTGGGAGGGTCCAACGAAAGCGCAGACACAAGTTTCGGACAATTGAGCGATGATACTCTCGTCCGAAATAGCGTCATATACACCAGCGCTGAGATTGCCTCCGTTATTGAGTATTGACATAAGGTTTCTCCAGGAAGGTCTTAGATAACCTAGGATTAAATTAGTTGCCTACTACCACTTCGCACTTAACAGAGGCAATTGAATCACGAGCGACCAGTTCGATCAACCCGTTAAACGTACCGTGAATCTCGAACAGACCATCTACTAGCATGGATGAGCTAACGTAGGTTGTCTTAGTTTCTGGTTCGTCTGTCTCTGTAGGTGTACTATTGATCGATTGCACCGTAATGGGCAACCGGGAAGTCTCCAGCGTACCGTTGATCATTTCGGAGTAAGTCAACTCACACTGACCTTCATACTCTGGCGCTATAACCAACTCACCTTCAAAATGACCTGTTTTACCGATCTGAGTACAGCGCACAGGCACTACGCTACCTTCACCATGAATGAACTGCACAGTGGCGCGCTCAGATACGTTGTCAAAGTCCTGCAGTACCACGCGAATCTTGTCATAGATCGTGGGATTTGTATCAGCTTTGAGTTGACCCAGGTAAGTCGCACTGTCGGTGATGGTACCTTCAACGGTCTGGCTAATCTGAAGCACATCCGTATAGAAGTAGATGAACCTTACATCACCTTCCTGTTCGCGAGCCACTAGGTTCAACTCGGAATCCCCGGCTACGACAGGAATTGTATCAACAAGACCGCTTGCGTACTCGATACGCAGCACCCCGTTAGGAGTACCGTTACGCACAAACAGGTTCAGAGTGCGTTGACCTTCAAGGAAGTGAGGGCGAAAGAGCACTTCAGGTTTAACGAAAGATGATGTGGCTTTAATACGTTTGACCACAACAGTCGACTCACCGGAAGAACTACGCGGATCAGTATACTGGATGTCGATCTGATCATCAGGTTGTACGTAGAGAACGCCGTCGAACGAAGGACCTTTATCAGCAGACGGGTGTGTCGGTAGAGAACCCATGAAAGTCTCTTCGTCTACGCGATTGAGAACTACACGCTCCGTTTCACCAGAACCTACATTAAGTACCGATACTGTAATGTTGTCTCCAAGCACACGGTCCTTATCAACAAGAGCGATCTGCATCGTATGACCGACTTGAATGTCTTCCGCCATTATCAGACCTGTTGTAAAGATCGGGTTAACAGGTTCTTTATATTCATCGTCGTTCGTACCTGCTTGATGAAATAGCAGCTCGATAGGATTTTCAGATTGAATACGCAGAAACTTACCAAACCCTTGCAGCTTGAACGGGCTTGTTTTCGATACGTGTGCCGTCCACTGAGATACATCAGAACAACGAGAAGCGGTAGTCGTAGTACCAAGTGTTCGCTTCTTGGTTGCCATGACCAGTACAGAGGCAGTCTTTGTGACTATCGTGCGATCCAGTGTTTCGCTCATCTTAAACCTCTTCGTTAGAGTTGGGCATGATCACGCGGCATAATAGTCTGAGTGACCGTGCCATTTGTTTTCGGAACTTCCTTAACTGTACCCAGACGTGAGTTCACAGTGAAGGAAATCTCCAGGTGGAATATGTCCGGGTTTGAAGTCGAATCGATTTCCGGCGGGTCGATAGGGATAGACTCGGTTTCACATACGATAGTCACAAACCATTCGACGCCGTTCATGTGTATTTTGCAATTAAGCTTACCGGAGCTTGCACAGATAAGGCACTTGGTAGCCATCGTCACGGCATCTGAAAAATCCCGTGTCTTAATGTGCAAGACGGCTGACACGAAGGCAGGGAACATATACGCTTTAGGTAGAGTGGCCTGAGTAGCGTGAATAGGCATGTGCCCAGAACTGTTACGAGTAAGCGCCTTCAGAGCTTCTTGATCCTTGCGAATACCGATCTCACTTATGGTTAGGTACGCACTGGGATAACTCTGAGTGTTTTGGTTAGGTGCATCTACCTTCTGACGGGACATTTCTTTCGTATCCTGTCGAGTGTAAACTGGTAAGTCTTTCGACAATCCTAGAAAGGCTTTCAAGGCTTCACGAAAGGCTTTCATTGTTATGTGTAACGGGGTGTTCAACCCAGTTATCGAATCTAGTCTATCGACAGCCATAGTGTACTCCGGAAACGAAAAAAAAGGCGACACTATGGCCGCCTTTTATATTAAACCTTTTACAGGTGCTTCAATGATCTGATCGTCTTCGTCTACAAACTTAGCCATAGCCATGAGAGTTGAGTCAGATGATGCCATTGAAAACAAGGACGGAGCGATAGTGTTATCCGATGGAGATAAGTTGTCACCAGTTGCTCGCGCCCCAGGGGAAGGGTGCAATTCAGTATAAACATACTGGGTAAGATCGTCTCCGAACTCACCTGCTTTTGACAGATACTCAAGGCACTTGTCAGTGTCCCCTGCTTGATGCGAAAGTATGGCGAGAGCTAACGCCTTACGATAATCCATAATGAACCTCTTTTTAACCTCTAGCGCAGATCGGAGGGTGCTGGCATCTTCACTACGCTAGGGGTGTGGTCATCAGGACGACCTATTACATGCGGCGAGCTTTGACCACTGAACGCATGTTGGTAACTGCCTGGCTGTACGGCTCAGACATGAACCAACCGCGGCTAGTGTCGCCGCGGTAACGTCCGTCGATCGGAGCAGACTGGATGCCGCCACGAGTAGTGTATACACCGTGGTTCTGAGCGTCAGATACGACGTAGATTTCACCCGGGTTCATGACCTTCTGGTTCGGCTGACGGTAGGCGTCAGTCAGAATAGTCATACCGACCAGAGTACCGATCTGACCGTTCAGGACCAGGTCGTACTTGGAGATCGGGTCGAAGAAGGTAGCGAAGTCGTTGCTACCGATAACGTCAGCCCAGTAATCAGAAGCCAGCAGCATGGTAGTAGCCGGCAGGTTCCAACGAGCAACAGCCTGACGCAGGTTACCCAGGTTCTTCGGAGTCAGTTCACCGGCGATCAGTTCCAGATCGTTGACGTAACCGACAGTTTCATCGACTGCTTTCTTCCACAGACGGTCTTCAGCAACCATGATTGCCTGCAGGCCGTCGTTGTAAGCACGGTCCAGCAGATCGCCGGAAACCTGCTGGAGGTCCAGGTTTTCAACGCGCAGATTGGCAGTGATTTCAAACTCATCCGGAGTGAACACACGAGTACGGATGGTCTGAACGCCAACAGTTGCAGTACCGGTAGCTACGACAGCGCGGGCATCATGCTTGGGCATCGGCACACGGCAGATTTCGCCCTGCTTCAGGGTGTTACCAACCAGCAGCTTACGTGCGAAACCGTCACGTTCACGCTGTTCTTCGATCATGCGAGTCAGGGAAGCACCGATTGCCTGCCACTTCTGGCCGGTAGAGTCAGCAGCAGCTTCAGCCAGCAGTTCGCGACGATCAGAAGCAGTACCCAGGAAGTCACCTTCAGAAGAAGCGGTAGCCGGAATCAGGTCACCGTTCTCGACGGCCTGCATGAGCTGACCCATCTTCTGGAGCAGGTCTTTCTTGTCGTATGCGTTGATCTCGCCCGTCGCAGAGGACAGAGCCATTTCTTTGTTCTTGCCGAAGCGCAGGGCTTCGATCGGATCGTGGCTACCGCGCAGTACAAGCTTCGCGCCTTGATAAGCGTTGTTCATAATCGTTTCTCCAACGAAGTATTAAAAGTGTTTCGACTCAGCGGAAGAAGGTCGATTAGACCTTCAGACGCAGAGTAAGACCGAAGTTTTCGGAAGACGGAGCGGCTACAACGATCAGGCCAGTAGCGACACCACCAGAACCACCCAAGGTCAGATTACCATCAGCACCCAGTGTAGGCTCAGCTTCCGGCTGCCAATCAGCAGAAGCGTCGAAGCAGGAGGTGCAGATTTCTTCAGCGTAAGTGATAACACCAACCTGATCCTGGAAGGTAGCAGAGATACCGCCGATCGGAGCGTCGCCCTGCATACGGCGTGCTTCAGATGCGGACAGTTCGTACTTCAGCTGGAATTCAGCAGTAGCGCCTTTCAGATCAGCGTGGAAAGTCAGCACTTTGCCGACCAGCTGAACTTCAGAAGCGGCAGCCGGAGCGTTGGAAACGATGGTCAGTGCAGAACCACCAACACGGATCAGCAGTTGGCCAGCAACAGGCAGACGCGGCAGTTCGACAGAACCAGTATCCGCAACTACGAAGCTACCTACGAAAGGTGCCTGAGTCGGCGGAGTGTTGCGAGTCAGAGACAGACCGGCGAATTTCTCACCAGCAGCGCCGGTAGACGGACGAACAACCAGTTCGTTGTTGTACGTAGCGTATACAAGTGCCTTGCCTTCTTCGGCGATGTCGGAGCCCGGCTCGGCCTTGCGGAATTCACTGTGCTGGATGCGGGTATT